GGCCTCGAACGCCTCGGGCGGCAGCACGACCAGCGTCCGTGCATTGACCGTCGCAAGCACCTGCGCCTCGATCGACATCCCCGGCGCATCGAGGTCGACCGTGCACCGCTTGTCCCCCAGCACCGCTGAGCACGGCCCCTGGTAGACCAGCCCCTGCGGCTCGTTCAGAACCTCTGACAGCCCGCGCAACTCCGCGCGGAAGCTCCCGCCCGACCGCTCGATCTCGCCGAGCGATCCCCGGAACTGGAGCACCCGCTCCGAGACGTCGGCCCAGTTGACCAGCCACGCCTCCACCGCCGCCCCATCGAAGCGCCCCGCCTCGATGTCCGCCTCGCGGACCGCCGCGTCGCTCAGCACACCCAGAACCTCGGTGTTGTCGACCGAAAGCCCCGTCCGCTGCTCCACCGCCCGCGCGGAAAGCCCGGTATCGGCCCGGTAGACCTGCCCCCCGAACGTCAGATCCCGATCGTGGTCGGTGAACCCGTAGGCGACCCCGTCGGCCCGGATGAGGCCCCAGCACCGGCAGACCGTCGTCGAACCGGTGGCGAGATGCGCGGCCAGCGCCGCCGCGCCGCTCATGCCCGCACCTCGACGACCGGCACCGACGGCATGTCGCCGGCCTGAAAGCCCGCCACCGACGTCTGGATGAGATCCGCGTCGAACCGCACCGGCACGTCGAACTCGAAGCCGGCCGTCACCTCGACCCCCACGTCAGGCGGCGTCGCGAACCTCACGACGCCGGTCGCCGCGTCGACTGTGTAGTGCACCGTCTCGATCTGCGGGTCGCCCTGCACGCCGATCGCGATGGTTCCCGGCACCGGCTTCAGGATCGGCCGCACGTAGTCCGCGATCCCCGACCGGTAGGTCTTGGACAACCCGAACGCCGCGGTCTCGCCGTCGCCTGTTCCAATGACCTGATCGTCGAAGGCCACCATCCCGGACGGCAGGCAGGACTTGTAATCCCCCCAATCTTTCCACCGGAACCCGTGCAGCCGCCCGCGCCGCGCCTCGAAGAAGGCGACCAGCGCCTCGATGTCGTCGAGAGAGCGCATGCCCGCCCCCGCATCGTAGCGTCGCCGCGAATCGGCCCAGGGCGTGTTGCGCTCCTCGAACCCGTTGGCGAGCGTCACCACCTCGGTCCGCCGCTCCGGCCCGCCGATCGAGCCGAAGCTCAAGTTCGCGGGAAATCGCACCTCGTGAAACGCCATGTCCACTCCTCAGAGATTGCGCCGTCCGCGCGCCATCACGCGGGTGACCTGCGCCGCTATCTGGCTCTGCGACCGCTGGAAGCCCTCGACATCGGGTGTCGAGATGTTCATCACCACGCTGACGGGCCGCCCGCCGCCCTCGCTCCGCACGCCCAGCCGCCCGTCCGCGCCGCGCGCCAGCGGCATGATCGCCTCCGGCCCCGCCTCGCCCATGAGCCCCCGGCCGCCCCGCATCGGGAAGCTGACCGGGCCCGAGACGATCCCGCCCGTGGCAAACGGCATCACCCGCCCCTGTGCGAAGCTGCCGCCGCTCTCAAAGCCCGCCGCCGCGCTCACCAGCCCCTCGATGCCGCCGGCGAAGAGCTTGCCGAAATGGCCCGTCACGGGCCGGATCGCCGCCGAATAGGCCGCGTTCGCCATCGACTGCGCGACGCCCTTCAGGGCGTCCGACAGCTTCATCCCGTCGAACACCAGCCCGTCGAACGACCGCCTCAGCCCCGAGCTGATCCCGCGCGACAAGATGCCAACCTCGCGCCCGGTGTCCGCGATGGTCGACCGCATCCGCACCATCTCGGCGTCGAAGGCCGTCGCCATCGCCGACGCGCCGCCCAGCGACCGCTCCAGCGCCGCCACCTGGTCGTCGAGCGTGTCGATCCCGTCCACGTCATCCATCGTCCGTCTCCCGTCTGTCCGGAAAGGCCGCCGCCAGTTCGTCGAGCCGCGCCCGCGTCAAGGGCGGCGCCGCCGCGTCATGTCCCAGGAGGAACGCGAATTCCCCCGGCGTCAGCCGCCAGAAGTCCCCGGGCCGGAGCCCCAGCCCCCGCAGTCCCGCCCGCATCAGGGCGGGCCAATCGAAGGCACTCATGCCCCCGGCACCGCGAACGCCCGCGCGAGCAAGGTCCCTGCCACCCGCGCCGCCTCGACCGGCCCGCCCTCGATCTCGGCGCCCAGAAGATCCCGCGCCGAGCCGCGCCAGCCCCCGCCGCGCAATCCCGCGACGACGAGCGCCAGCACGTCCCGTGTCGAAAACCGGCCTGCCTCGAACCGTTCGACCAGCTCCACCAGCGTCCCCGCGTCCAGCTCCGCCTCGAGTTCCGCCAGCGCGCCGAGCGTGAGCTTAAGCGCGTGCCGCTCCCCGTCGAGCACCAGCCCGACCTCGCCCGCCCAGGGGTTCGCCATCAGAGCGCCGTGAAGCCGAGTTGGCCCGCCGAGGACAGCGACAGCTCGTAGGTCGCCTCGCCGTTGTGGCTCCCCGCGTATTCGACCGAGGTCACCTGGAACGGCCCCTCGACGATCCCGAAACCGGGGATGATCACCTGGAAGTCCGGCGTCTCCCCGTCAAAGAAGATCTGCCGCGCGCGCTCGTCGGTCGAGGCGTCCTTGAATACCCCGCTGCCCGAGATGTTGGCCGATTTCACGCCAGCCCCACCCAGGAGCTCGCGCCAGCCGCCCGCGCTCTCGAGGCTCGTCACGTCCACGCTTTCCGCGTTGAAGCTCACCCGCGTCGCGCGCAGCCCCGCGATGGTCTCGAACTGGCCGCCGCCGGTCAGGTCGAGCTTGATCAGAAGGTCTTTCCCAGCCTGGGCACCCATGTCCGTCTCTCCGTTTTCAGATGTCGTCGTCCACGCGCGCCCGGAACGTCAGGTCGATCCGCCGCACATCGCCCGCCCGGACCCGCCGTGCGCGGGCCGAGAGGAATTCCATCGCCACCAGACGCCCGCGTCCCAGCGTCGGCCCCGCGCCCAGAAGCGCGTCCGACACCGCCGCAGCGGCGTTCTTCGCCGTCTGGAACCCGGCCGCGTCGGTCACCACGCTCACCACGAAGCGATGCTCCGCGCCGCGTCCCGTCTTGTCCGACCGGTCGCGCACATCTTCCGGCCCGAGGCTCACGTAGGTGCCCGGCACCGGCCCGGCCGGGACTACGTCGTAGATCGCGGACCCCACCAGCGCGCCCAGCGCCGGATCCCCGGTCAGCCGCTGGTAGATCGCCGCCTGAAGCGCCGCCGCAACGCCGTAGCTCATGCCGCCACCTCCTCGCGCGCGAAGCAGACGAGGTAGGTGCCCGCCTCTTCGTCCTCGGTCACCGCCTGGATGCGGAACACCCGCTCCCCATCCCTGAACCGCTGTTCCGGCTTCGGCCGCGACGGCGCGCCTACCGGCGCCGCGCGCACCGTGATCCGGTAGGGCACCGTCGAAAGCGTCGCTAATTCCGCCGCCTTTTCGCGGCCCGTGCCCGCCTTCACATGCGCCCAGAGCGCGCCCAGCGGGATCCACGTCTCCTCGAAGCCCCCGGCGCCGTCCGGCACGGTCTGCGCATCCTCGAGCACCAGCCTCCGGTTGAGCCGCACCATCAGCGGAGCCCTCCGAAGAGGCGCACGTTGCGATACCGCTCGATCAGGGCCGCAACGCCCCCCGGCAGTCCGTCCGACACCGCCATGTCGTGCCGGTGCTCGTAGTAATGCGCGGCCAGACGCAGCACGGCCTGGCCGAGATCGGCGGGCACATCCGTCCACGCCGGCCCGAACCCGCCGTCGAAGGCGATCTCGGCCGACCCGCTCACCGGGATCGTCGGAAGCACCAGCCCAGACGCCACCAGCGCCGGCCGGTGAAGATCGCGCTCCAGCCGGTACCGCTCGATCGCGACCTCGGCCTCGACGCCGGTCCGGTCCCGGATCGCAAAGCCCGTCACCGCGGTCACCGGCGCCACGGGCAGGACCTGCCGCCCCAGATCGCGCCAGGCGGTCACCGACCAGCCGAAGCTCCGCGACAGCAGCGTCTTGCCCGTCCGTCCCTCGATCGCGCCGAGCGCCCCGCGCAGACAGCTCTCCAGCACCGCGTCCTGCAGATCGTCGTCGGCAAACCCGGTGCCCAGCCGCAGGTGATCCCTGAGTGGCTGGACCGGGAGCGCCGCCGCCGGCACGGTGGTCTGCTCCGTTAACATCATGGCTTTTCTCCGAAACTCCCGCCCCTCCGGGCTCAGGTGATGGGCGCGCGCCCCCGCATTGCTCGGACGGAGGGGGAGCAGCTAGACAACACGGATCGAAAACCGGCGCGCACCCACCGACCCGACCGGAGCACGCCCCGGCCCGGCCACTCCCGGCCCCTTACGAGACCGAGAATTTCAGGAGCTTGATCGCCGCGAAGTCGCTCACGTCGCCGCCCACGCGCTTCGTCGCGTAGAAGAGGACGTGGGGCTTCGCGGAAAACGGATCGCGCAGAATGCGCAGGTCCGGCCGTTCGGCGATGGTGTAGCCCGCCGCGAAATCGCCGAAGGCGATCGCCGTCGCGTCGGAGGCCACGTCCGGCATGTCCTCGGCGATCAGCACCGGATAGCCCATGAGCCGCGCCGGCTCGCCCGCGGCAAGCCCGTCCGACCACAGGAACCGCCCGTCGCCGTCCTTGATCTTGCGCACCACGCCCGCGGTCTTTGAATTCATCACGAAGCTCGCGTTCGCGCGATACTGCGCGCCCAGCGCATAGACCAGATCGACGATGGCGTCCGCCGGGTTCATGATCGCGAAACCGCCGTCGACTCCGGTCGCGACGTAGCCAAGCGAGCCCCAGGCCCACGACCCGTCCGCGACATCGGGATGGGTCAGGAACCCGGTCGGCTTGTCGACCCCGTCACCCGCCACGAACGACGCCGCCTCGGCCCGTGCGAACCGGTCCGCGATCCGCCCCGCGAGCCAGCCCTCGATGTCGAAGGCGCTGTCGTCGAGAAGCCGCTGCGAGGCCTTCGGCAGCGCCGAGAGCTCGTGCAGCGGAATGGTGATCCGCTCGATCACGGGCGTGTCGGTCTCGGTGACCGATCCCGCTTCCGTCGCCCAGCCCGAGCCCACATCCGTGTGGTCGACCAGCACGTCGAACGACGTCGCCTCCACGGTCACGACGTTGGCGACCTGCCGCAGCGACGCCGTCGATTTCAGCACGCTCCGGATCGTCTCCGAGGTCTGCGGATCGACGAGGTAGCCACCGTCCCCGGCCACCGCCGTGTTGAGCGCCTTTCCTTCGAGCACGAGCCCGCGAAGCCCGTCGTCGTCCCCGTTGCGGACATAGGCCTCGAAGGCCTTCTTGTGCGGCACGCAGGCCTCGGCCGCGCTTTCCAGCGCCGGCCGGCGCGTAGCGATGGATTTCCGATCCAGCATGGTCAATCGCTCTTCCTGTTTCTGAAGTCGTGTCGTGATGTCGCCCATGAAGCCCGTCAGGGCCTCCTTCACCTCGGCGGCGGGATCCCCGGCCCCGGACACACCCGTCCCGGCCCGAGCCTTGGTCTCGGTCTTGCTCATCAATCTGTCCTGATCTTGAGGGTTGAGATCGCCGGCCTAGGTCGGCGCCGGCATGTGGCGGGCCTCCTCGATGGCCGCCGCCAGATCGCGCATCAGGGCCGCCTCCGGGGTCTCCCCCTTGGCGCCCACCCGCGCATCGGGAAGCATCGGAAAGGTCACGAGCGACACCTCCCAGAGCTCCAGCTCGTTGAGGCGCCTGCGCCCCCGGTCGTCCTTCGTCGCCCGCACCGTCCGGTACCCGATCGACAGCCCGTCGATCGCCCCGGCGTTGATCAGCGCCGCCGCTTCCCGGGCGCGCGCGACATCCGTCAGCAACCGTCCCTTCACGTGGAGACCCCGGTCGTCCTCGCGCACCTCGTCCCAGACCCCGATCGGCTCCGCGGGATCGTGCTGCCAGAGCATCTTGACCCGCCGCCCCGCCGCGCCCAGCGCCTTGAGCGACCGGCCGTAGGCGCCCGCTTCCACCACGTCGCCCCCCTTGTCGCGCTCCCCGAAAAGCGAGGCATAGCCCTCGATCACGGTGCCGTCGGTGACGCTCAGCGCCTCGCCCAACCGGCAGAACTTGTGCTCGAGTCCATCCGTGAAATGCCTCATCGGCAGCCCTTTCGCGCTCATTCCTCATCCTCCGCCTGAACCGGCGGCAGCCCCAGAAGCGCCCGCTTCTCGGCCGTCGACAGAAAGGCCGCCTCGCCGATCCGCCGCCACTGCGCCT